CGGAGCGGACCACCCGCAAGGATCTCGAAAAGCAGGTGCGTGACCTGGCCGGGAAAGCCCAGGCGGGCAGCGATGCCCAGAAGCAGCTCACGGAGCTGGCAGACAAGATCGCTGAGGGCGATCGCCGGGCAGAGTTTTACGATGCAGCTCACCGGGCTGGCATCACCAACCTGAGGCTGGCCTATACGGTGGCTCTTCAGGATGAACTATTCGACAAGAAGGGCAATGTGGACTTCGCCAGAATGAAGACCGCTTACCCTGAATTGTTTGGAGTGAAAAAGGTCGCTGCCGGCAACGCAGGCGATGGCACGGACAGCAACACGAATGCTGCCTTCGATATGAATGCCAGGATCCGCAGAGTTGCAGGCAGATCAAACGGTCAATGATGACCGATACGTAAATTTCAACGAGGAGAAATATCATGCCATTCAATAGCCAAATTTCCCGCACTGATGCGGATGCCTTGATCCCGCAGGAAGTCTCTGCAGAGATCTTGAAGAACGTGGCAGAGCGCAACCCGCTCATGCGCATGGCCCGCCGGCTGCCCAACATGAGCAGGGCCCAGCGCCGCATGCCCGTGATGTCTGCCCTGGCCACTGCCTATTTCGTCTCAGGCGACACCAGCCTGAAGCAGACCAGCGAGGTCAACTGGACCAACAAATACATCGACGCGGAAGAGCTGGCCGTGATCGTCCCGATCCCGGAAGCGGTGCTCGACGATGCCGATTACGACATCTGGGGCGAGGTCCGTCCCGAGTTGGAGCAGGCGTTCGATGTGGCCATCTTCCAGGCTGTGACCTATGGGACCAACATCCCCGCCTCCTGGACCACCAACCTGGGTGCTGCCGGCCTGGTCGCCGGTGCAACCGCTGCCAGCCATGTGATCAGCGCTGCAGCATATACGGATCTCTACGAAGCGATCCTGGGTGAGACTGCGGCCGGCGTGAGCGGCCTGATCGGCTTGATCGAAGCGGACGGCTTCATGAGCACCGGGCACATTGCCCACACGTCCATGCGCCGAAAGCTGCGCAATTTGCGCACCACCGATGGCCAGCCGATCTTCCTGCCTTCCATGCAGGTCCGCGGCCAGTACGATCTGGACGGAGCTCCCTGTGAGTTCCCGATGGATGGGTCGGTGAGCTCCACCTATTGGCTGCAGACGGGCCAGTGGAACCAGCTGGTGTATTCCATGCGCCAGGACATCACCTGGAAGATCCTGGACCAGGCTGTGATCCAGGATGGCGCCGGCAACATCGTTTACAACCTTGCCCAGCAGGACATGGTTGCTCTGCGTGCTGTGATGCGCCTGGGCTTTGCTCTGCCCAACCCGATCAACCGGATGAACCAGACGGCTGCCACCCGCTTCCCGTTTGCCTTCCTGACCGCTTAATGCAATCAGGATCCTGAATCTTTTCGAAAAGGAGACATGCAAAATGGGACTCTATCCTAAAAAAATATCCGATCGACTAGTCCTGGAAGGAATTCCGTTTGGACCAAACTCAGACTTGTACTTCGTGGACGCAGCGACCGGCAGCGATAGCAATGCCGGCACCGATTACAAGGCTCCACTGGCTACCATCACCGCTGCCTATGACAAGTGCACGGCCAATCAGAATGATGTGGTGCTTGTCCTGGGGGCAGCTTCAGGGAATACCCTAAGCGCTGCGCTGACCTGGAGCAAGTCCTACACCCATCTGATCGGGCTCTGTGCTCCGACCCGCATTGCACAACGGTCGAGGATCTTCCAGCTTTCCACCCTGACGGGGGCATCGCCGCTGATCACGATCAGCGGTTCCGGGTGCATCTTCAAGAACCTGTATATCTTCCAGGGCGTGGACGATGCGACCAGCCTGATCAACGTCAAGATCTCCGGTGGACGCAACTATTTTGAGAACGTCCATTTCGCTGGAGCAGGCCATGCAACCCAGGCCATCGATGGCGGGCACTCGGTCAAGCTCGACGGAGCTGAGGAGAACACTTTCGTCAACTGCACGTTCGGTGTGGATACTGTCGATGCTGTTGATGGCGTGACTTGCCTCCTGTTCGACAGCGAGGCACACCGCAATCTCTTCGAGAACTGCATCTTCCGCCTGCGCTGTGCGGCCGGTGATACCGGTCCGGCGTTTGTGGAGGTTGCCGATGCCACCGGGATCGATCGGGACACGCTCTTCAAGAACTGCACGTTCCTGAACAACTCCGCCACCAGCATGGGATCGGCCTTCAACATCCCTGCCGGGATGGGTGCACCACGCAAGCTGCTATTGCAGAACTGCATGTTCCTGGGCACGACCAAACTGGATGCCAATGACCGCGGCGTGCTGTTTGGGAACATGAACGCTGTGACCGCTGCAGACCTGTCCGGCGTTGCCGTGCAGATGGTGGTCTAACGTTACCGTTTGGTAATCTGGTTAATAAGAACTTTGGTGAATAAGGAGAAACAAAATGACAGCACAAATCATCAGCGATGGGCCACAGACCGGCTGGCTCACCGTCTATGTGGCCGGCAATAGCACTGCCGTCGCCAACTCTCTTGGATCGATCCTGAACCCTGAAGGCGTGCTCCTGCAGATCACGGACGGCTTTTTGTACACCGTGAACGATGCGGATGCTGCAGCCACCCTGGATATTGGGATCGGCGCCTCCGGCGCAGACTCGACCGATCTGTGTTCAGCCTACGACATCAACGGCGCCGCCCCTGGTGCGGTGATCTATATCGTCGGCAAGGATGCAGCCAGCGAAGCCGCAGCCACGACACCCAAGGGTCTCGCCTGGGCCGCCACGTCATACCTGAACTTCTACAACCCTGCAGCGGCTGCCTCTGCACCGTATGAGGGCTATCTGTTCCTGCGTTATATCCGCGTGGGAGATTACGGCTCATTGCTCTAGGGCCCGAAATAACATGATGGGGGCAGGGTGATCCCCTGCCCCACAGGAGTGTATTGATGGCAGCAAAGAATATCACCGCCTTTAGTTTTGCAAGCCCGGCAGCCACGGGAGCGATCAGCGGCACGGATATCAAACTCACCGTCCCGGTGGCCACGGATGTCACTGCGCTGATAGCAACCTTCACCCATACCGGCGCTTCTGTTGCGGTTGGGGGAGTGGCCCAGGTGAGCGGTGTGACTGCCAATGACTTCACAGATGCTGTCACATACACGGTCACTGCAGCGGATGCCAGTACACAGGACTACACGGTCACAGTGACGGTCTCACAGGTTACTGTGGCGCAGCTGGCCCAGCTGAGACGAATGGTGAACGAGCCAACGACAACCACTTACAGCGACGAAACGCTGCGAGCCTACATCGAAGCCTGCCCGTCCACCGACGAGAACGGCGAAGCCCCACGGGTGGCATCGACCACAACGCCTGGCGAAATGATGGTCAACCCGGACTGGACGGCCACATACGACCTTCACGCTGCAGCTGCGATGATCTGGGAGGAAAAGGCATCCACGGATGCTCCCAACTATGACTTCTCTGCAGACGGTGGCAATTACAGCCGGTCCCAGGCATACGAGCAGGCCATGAAGATGGTCCGCTTTCACCTGTCGAGGCGCAGTCCCAAAACGATCACCCTGGTCCCAGATCTGGCCCGGGAACGCACCTACGAGACCAACAATAGTTAACGATGCCTACAGCCTTTTCTGCCACCGAGCTTGCCAACATGAGATCTGCACAGCAGGACCATATGATGGACCAGTGCGAGATCTTGTCCTACACGGCCGGCACGGCAAATGAATACAACGAGCAGGACGCGCCCACCTATCCCACAACGTACATTGGCGCATGCGGGCTGGATATGCAGCCAGGTTCCGAGAATGATGGCGATGATTACACTGCCATTCAACACGATGCCATCATTCGGCTGCCAGTTGGCACCCAGGTCAAGGAAACGGACCGGATCCGGATCATCTCCCGCTTTGGCGAATATCCCAATACGCTTACCTTCGAGATCGTCTCACCGATCCGGCGTGGACCATCGGGCATCCGTCTTTTGGTGAAGAAGGTGGTCACATGATCAAGTACACATCGGACCAATGGGCAAAGGCGCTTGGCAAGCTCTCCAATGATGTTCGTGGAAGAGTGCTCAAAGAAGCTGCCCAGGCGGGTGGAAGCGTGATCGAGACCCATGCGAAGCTGAATGTAAAAAAGAATTTCAACCAGCTCACTGGTAACCTGGCAGCCAGCATTGTGGTGAATGTGGTTAAGTCGGAAGCAAACCGGGTGGTCGTGGAAGTGGGTCCATCCAATGTGGAATATGCCCGTCTCCAGGAGATGGGCGGTGTGGTCAAAGCCAGGCATGTTAAGGCGCTGCACTGGGTGGATGAAGCTGGTGGGCATCATGTTGCAAAGGCAGTGACGATCCCTGCCCGGCCGTATCTTCGCCCCGCAGTGGAAGAGAATGAATCAGAGATCATGGATGCAGTCGGCACGGTCCTGACAATCCAGATCGAGAAGGCAATCGGATGAGCGATATTCTTTCAAGCCTGGTTGCCTTTCTCTTACTGGATGCAGATCTTACTGCACTGATCGGATCAAGACTGTATCCCGAGAAATTGCCGCCAGGCACGACGGAAAATCCCACCGTCATGCCGGCAGTGACCTACCAGCTGATCGACGAGCCTGTGGTCGGATCGTTCGACAACAGGAACAATTACAAGGCACTGATCCAGCTGGATGCCTGGGGCGGAAGCTATAAGTCCGCTCATGCAGTTGCAGATGCGCTGCATACAGCCCTGCAGGGATACCGGGGAGCCATGGGCACGAACAATGT